CGTAGTTATCCCAAACTTCAATAAAGTCAAGTTCCATTATTTTACTGCTCCTTTATTATACAGAACAGTCCAATCTTTTTGATCTGTAAATAGTCCAATGCTATAGCAGATAGCTTCACCTACGTTCTTAATTAAATATCCTAAGACTGATCTGTCTTTATATTCTTTTGGTTTAACTATATGTGCTATCTCTTTAGCTCTCGCTATTGTAAGGTATTCAAAAACGTTTGTCAAGAGGGTAGATGATTTCATTTTAACAACCATAGGTATAGCCCAATAATGATAACCACGTACTGTAATAGGTGACAAGTACTTGGCAGTATATACTACGTCCATACGATACAGTTCACGGTCTAGCTTACCTTGTTTGTACAGTTCAGTACAGATTACACGTGAGCTACTACCATCTCCACCCCCACGATCACGTTCTTCTTGCGCACTTTCTCCCGGTCCACCACCATCAAACATATCTCTAATACCTGTAAATCCACCTGTATTGCCGGGAGGATCAGCAGGTTTACTAGGTGTACCGCCACTTTCATCTCTAGTATTATAACGTACACCGTCTTTAGTTACCTGTTTAGCTGTAGCTTTAGCAGTTTTACCGCCTTTGTCTTGTTGTGTAATTCCCGGTCCTGTGTAAGGTTCGCCATTTAGTTTAGTCTTTTTACCAAATGTACTTTTAGTATACCGTGTACCATCTGCATCACTAAACACTGTCATAGCAGCACGTTGACCTGTAGCACTTGAATCAAGGTCACGGACTTTAGTAACCTTACCATCAGCCCGTTGTACAACACCAGCAGCGTTACCGTCACTACCAGATATTTTACCAATAGCATAGCCGCCTGTAGTACTACCTACGTAGCCAGCTTTAATTGCGTCTTTTGTTTGTTTAGAGTTTGCAATACGTGCAGGTATTAAAGCTGTTGCTGCAGCAATTTCTTTGTTACGTGTTTGTGTTCTAGCTTGTTGTGCCTGTACTTCTTTAGCTCTGCGTTGTGCTGCAGTCTCACTAGGTAATTGTTTTCCAAATTCAGGATCACCTACACTTAGTGTAGCTTTATAATCAGCAGATAAAGGTTTTACATTTGCATCTATAGGTCTAGTAGTTAAATAAGGATCACCTACTGTAGAAGGTGTATTTAACGCTTGTTGTGTTTGAACTGCGGCAGCTAATCTAGGGTCTACTTTGCCTATTCCATACCCTTCTCCACTAGCTCCTGTAGGTGTTACTTGCATATCGCCTTGATACATAGAACGAGGTTCTCCACTAGCTCCTGTAGGTGTTACTTGCATATCGCCTTGATACATAGAACGAGGTTCTACATTATTACGTGGGTCTTGCATTTGCACACCAGCTTCATCATAACTACTTTCTACAAATGTTTGTGGTTGTTTTTGTAAAACTCTATTTGTTTGACCTGTTTCGTTGGGAGCAGTTACGTAATTAACTGGAGACATATCTTGCATTGCAGCATACATATCACTTTCGTAACCGGGACGTTGAGAAGGTCCATAGCTTTGTTGGGTTGCTTCTAATGAAGTATAATCAGGTTCATTTTCTCTTACCAAATTAGGTTTAGTTGCCGTATATGCCTTTTTAAATCCTTGATCTCTTTGAAATTTTGCTAAGTTTTTTTCTGCTTCTGTAGGTTGTGGAGGTTGTACATTTATACCCGTTTCATCATATCCACCTGTTCCAGCAGTAGGTATTACGCCTTTATCTCCACGAACTAAACTACGTCTTGCAGCTTCTGCAGCAGGATTAGGTTGTCCTGTACCAAATCTTGTATCGCCTGCTTGTGGAGTACGTATATCTACTGGACCTGACGGAAGTTTATTCTTAGCATTTACTTGACCACCAGTTCCTTGCATATCTAAATTATAACGTCTAGCTTCATTAAGTTGTTGTGCAGTTGGTTGTGCAGCACGTTCTGCTTTTTCAGCTAATACATCTAAATTTGTAACAGGACCATACCCATCGTCTGCCGTTACAGTTGGTGTTGTTACTCCCATACCGGGAAATGCAGTAGGTTGTCTAGGGTCTTGATTAGTAAATGCACCAATAGCTGTACCTTGTGGCCCTGTTTGAGTAACAGGTGCAGTAGTAATAGGCATAACAGGATCACTAAATACTCCTTGAGGTACGCCTCTATCTACAAATCCTTTTGGTGGCGTAGTGGCTATATCTGCACTACTTACTGATGACCCTGCAGCTTTCTGTGCAACCTTTGCAGCATCTTGTTGATTAATGCCAAGCGCATTAGCAACAGGAGTAACAAGACCTGTAACAAAAGTTGTTATTCTAGCTAACAGCCCTTGTTTTTTCTCAGGGTTTATTTCTCCACCGTACTCTTTAAAGTCTGCTAATGCTCTAGTTTTAGCTGGGCCATTAGGCATTCTATCAATGCGACTTTTCATATCATCCATTAAATTATTTTTATGGTTATTCATTAATGCAGCAGTTAATAAACCAACACCGGGAATAGGAATCATAGTAGAAATAGCATAACCTGCCGCAGTACCTATTTTACCACCAAAACTATTTTGTTCTGACATGTAATTAAAAAACTCATTATCATTCATATTTCTATAATCAGGAGCAGGTTGTGATACAGATTGATTTTCATTACTGCCATCATTATTATTAGTATTAACAACTTTAATAGCGTCTTGTACTGGATTATCTTCAGATGGAGTGCCGTCATCGTCTAAATCACCTTCAGGTGGAGTGTATAGTGTATATCCTTCTGGTATAGGTATAGTAGCTACACCATTTATAGACGTAATAATTATACTTTTACCTTCTTCATTACGATATTCTTGCATAGTTATTACAGGACTAGTATAGCCTTCATAATTAATACGAGGGCGATCAATAGATGTACCGCCGCCCATTGTAGGCACATATGCTGTCTGTAGTGTTTGCATCTGTGGTACAAACCCACCCTCTGCAAACTCCATAGGCTCACCCTGCCCACCTACAACAATAAGATCAGCCATTTCAAATGGTAAGTCATCGGGCATAGTAGCCTCTTCACTATTACCCATCTGCCCCATGCTTTCCATTTGTTTAAGGCCCATCTTAGCCTCTTGCCGTAGTGCCATCATCTTATCTAGGCCATGATAGCGTACTACATCTGCAGGAAAAATAAACTCACCCTCACTTACATTAGCTGGTATGTCATCACGTACACCTTCCTTAGTGCCGCCAATGGGTACACGATTGCCTGATACTTCATCAACCTCTCCACCCTCATCATTTAATCCACCTAGTGCAAATGCTTGTTGTGTTTGCTTATCCATTAGACCCATTTTGTAGTACCTCTTCTCTCAATAAAAGTAATCTGCGTAATGTGTGTATTGCACCTTGCGCTCTGTATACTATAACACTTTCGTCTGTTTGTTCCATAGATCGTTGTTGTTGTTTAATTAAGTCCTCAACATAGTTATTGAATTGGTCCCATTCCTGCTGGTTGACCACCAGCGGCTTGAGGTTGTTGAGTAGGTTGTTGTTCATTTCCTGTAAATCCTTGTTGTCCCGGCGCAGGTACTCCACCTGTACCTATCGTCGCTCCACCTACGCCAGATGCATCTACAGGTGGCTGTCCACCCTGCGGTGGCTGGGGCTGTTCCTGTTGAAAGCCCTTCATCATTTCTGCTTGCAGTGCAGCTTCATTCATATTGTTAGTTACTTTGTCTGGATCAAGTTCAAGAGACTTTGCAATTTCCCGAATAATATAATCAAACTTAGTAAAGGGTGCCAGTGATGGTGCGGCTGCAATCTGCATAAACTGTGTAAGGCGTTGACTACGTACCTCATTAGCCATAAGACTTTCAGTACCACGTGCTTTAACTTCCAAGTCACCTTTAATGTCAGGGTCAAAGTCAAACTGCATGTTAAACCTAAACAGACCCTCGCCCAATGGACGTAGTAAGTAGTCATCAATGTTCTTAACTACAGACTTAATACTTCCCTGTGCTGCACCCATAAGCATACTAATACCTGACGCAGTTCTACCTACACCTGTTACACCTGTTTGACCATGTGCAAAGCTAGGAAAGCCTGTGCTTTCATCTGCAAGTACACGTGCCTTATCAAACAGTTGCAGGTTCTCACCTGATACATTTGGAAACTTAGTACCAAAAATAGCCTGTCCCGGTGCGCCACCTTGACGCCTAAAGACTTTGCCGGGATACAATGACAAGTCTTGACCGGGAACTAAGTTTGTTTCATCAATCTCTATAAGTAAATTACCCGACAGTACAGCATTATCTACAGCCATACGCATAAAACCATTCATTAATGTTTGGGTATCGTCCATGTTTTCGGCAATACCAACACCAAAGAAACTATAGGGATTGAGTTCATACGGGGCAGCATGATACGGTATACGTGCAGGTTTGAATGGATTAATTACCATACGTAGTAACTTACCATTACATACCCACACATTAGCTTGTAGTTCATCTACTTCACTAAGTTCTGAGGGAATGTCTACTCCCTGTTCCTCTAAGAAGTCTACATCTACCATGCCCCAGTACTCTAGTACCTCATAGCGTTCTACACCATGATCAGGTGCATAGTCAGATAGATCGTCTTCCCAAAATTCTTTATTGTAATTCTCACCAAGTTGTATTGCTTCATCAATTACATTGTCTCTAAAGAAAGGACGTTTCTTGAGTTGACGTAACTGTGACCGTGACATCTTGTGACGTTCAATTACATACTGTGCTTCATCCATATTATTTGCATCTGGATCAGGATAAAAGTTCCACACAGATACATGAGATACCTGTGGTACTGTTTTAATAGTGGGGCTGTACTCACCGTCATCATTCCAATGTGGGTACTCTTTGTCAACAGCAAACGGACCCTTCATAACACCAGTGCCAAACAAGGCCATCTCAAATGCAGTATTACGTAAATGTTTACTTGCGTTAGATTCCTCTAATTGATCCTGTATTTTCTTTTGCATTTTCTTTGCGGCAATCATAGCAGGACTAAATGTAATGGCTGTAGGTGTCATACCTGTGCCATTCTTTAAACCATCAATACCTCGTAGTTTTTCTGTAAGAGAGCCTAGCATTTCACCTAGTGTCTTACTTGTAGCACCTTTAGCTAGTTCTTTACCGTCACCTTTATATCCATACGGAGTTACAGGATCATTTTCTTCTGACTCTTTAATCTGTTCAGGTTCTTTAGGATCAAAGTGTACATCAGATACTACACCCTCTGGTAATTCAGTAGGGTCTACTGTCAAGGGAAACTTATTGTTAGCAAACATAATAGATTCAAGTTGCTGATAAGCTGCTAATGTTTTAGTTTTAGTAACCTTAATAAAAACTCTTGACTTTTCAGCTTCTGTAAACTGTACGTCAGGACCATAGATACCACGATAGTTTCTATATGCACTTAACCAACGCTGTTCGTCTTGATTACGATAGTCTTCTGCACGTTTAAAACGCCCTTCAATGTAAGGAATAATATTGTTAGTACGATAATCGTCTATTGAAGACTGCTCACTGTCCTCTAGTACAATAGATTCGTCTTCAATGAATGTATTATCTTCTTCCATTTATATTTCCTTAATATCCAAAAGTTGAGTCTGCCATAGGCATACTATTCTGAGGTACACCCCTACTGTCGTAGTCAAATATACTAAAGCGTGGACGAGACATTATACCATAACGTAATGCATCATACAAGTGGTCTTCTGCATGTGTATCAACATCTTCTGGATTCTTTTTATCCAATGGTATTGCAGGTAGTTGCGAGATAGTTTCAGTACAAGTATTAAAGAATACCATACGTGCTTCCTCTGTAAACTCATCTACCTGTAAACGCCTGTGTATTTCGTTCTTACCAGCTACACGTGAGCCTTTGCTTCTATCTGATGGACGCCAGCGACAACCCCTCATAATCATTTGTTCTGCTAGACTAGGGCCAGTATCACCACGTTTGTGCCACAGTGATGAGTCAAGTACTCCGTAACGCATGTTACCGTCACCAGCCTCTGCCTCAAGTACCATGTCAGCTAGGTCTACTGCAAGCACTTTAGATACATACAGTTCTCTGTACACTACCAACTGCTCACTAGGACTAACCGCAAACCAAAGGACTCCTGTGTAACTTCCGTATCCATAATCACAAGCTCTAAACTTAACCCAGTTATTAGGAATTTCAAAAGGCTCAATGACATGATCATGTCTATTAAACTCAGTGAAGGCAGCACCTTCTTTAATGTCCCAATCACCGTCTAGTAATTGCCTACGTTGTTGCTCTGGCAGTGACAAAAGCATTGCTTCATAGTCACCCTGTTGCGACAGGTACGGATTATCTTTTAGTCTTGCAGGAATAAACCTGCGTTTAAACAATGGTCTACCTGCTTTAGCATGTCCTGCTGGATACTTTAACGGCTCACCCGTTTCTATATCTGTAGCAATAAACGACTTACCTGCAGGAGAGGGGTCAATAAACATTTTCTTAACCCAGTGATGGCCTCTGCCGCCGGGGTTTGTAGTGGCTCTCATACAAAGAGGTAACTCAGGGTCTGCCGATCTCAAACGTGATCTCATATAATTCCAAGCAAAAGGTGTAGCCCATTGGGTAAGTTCGTCGAAACCAATCCAACTAAATGCCAATCCTTGATACTTAGTAACATCCTGATCCTTATCTAAATAACTCATCCACAGAGTAGCCCCTGATGGTGCAGTCCATTGCATCTTACGTTCTGACCATTTAATTCCCGGCCAAATCTTAGGGTACATTTCCTGCGACTTACTAATAAGTTCTCTTAGTTCTTCTGTTGTGTGACGTAGTAATAAGCCACTAAAGCTGGAATTACCCATGTACCTAAGAGGATCAGCAAGCATAGCGTAAGACTTCCCACCACCAGCACTGCCTCCGTACAAGACTTCTCTTTCACCTGCGGCAAGAAAGTTAGTCTGCGGTCCCTCATTCGGTTTAAAGATAACATTGTGATCTTCCTCTACCTGTTTAATATACTCTTGTTCAATTATATTAGACTGAGGTATTGCTTTCTTCGTTGCTTTCTTTGCAGTCGAGCCTTTTCGTTTCGAGGGCTTCCGCTTTGGCGATTGCCGCTTTCGCATATTCTGCCCATCTGCGTAGGCTTGTAGACTGACTTTTCCTTCTTCGCTCATTTTTTACTCGCTTCATTAACCCTACATGTGATATACTTCTACCTGTATGTGCGCTCAACCAATTAGCAACTTCTCTGTACGAATATTGTTTTAGGTATCTTTTAGCTAGAACTAATTTGTTTAGTTCATCGGGTATAGGTTTTAGTACATCACTATCTTCAGGATCAACTTTATACCCAAAAGGTATTGTACGTGATATTTTAGGAATGTCAACCCATTCATTATCTATTTGTACATCTGTGGGCTGTGGGAGTTTGTATTTGCCTAAAGGCTTAGTCATCTTCTTCTTCTACAATTTTAGCTGGCATTAACATAACGCCACCTTTGGCTTCTACTTGCATCTTTTCTGTTTTAACCAGTCCAGTGCGATCCAGTAGTTCCTTTGCAGAAGCAACTTTATCTTTAAGGCCCAGTTCTGTGGGGTCGTACAGACCACCAACAATAGCCATTGCAGCCTTTGGAGCATTCCTTGCCATATACATTTGAGTTGCGTCAAGTATTTCTTCCTTTATGCCTCTAATTAAATCACTGGTACTGTAAGTTTCTGAGTACCCTGCTAATTTCTTAGCAAGTACTACATCACCACCTGCACCATCAAACAGTACATTGAGAAACATTTGTTGTTTTTCTGTGAGGTTACGTGCCATTATTTTAGTTCCTTATATTTAGGTAAGCAGTAAGCTATAGCTCTGTCTTCTGATGCTATACCGTGTGTGCTGTATCTTTTAGTTATTTCTTTTGCGTAGTAGTTACAGTGTTCAATTGTACTGAATACCATTGTGTCCTCTATACGTTCTCTGTCTATCCCAAGATAAACTATTAGTACAAAGGTATACACCTTTACATCATTTCAAAATGAGGAGCATCAATAAATGGTCTACGGCCTTGTGATCTACGCAGGTCTACATAGCTATTCATTGCGTCCTCCATAGAACCATCCCACTCAGCAATGTTACCCACACTCCAAGCTGCGCCCCACTTAACAGGAACACCATGAATACGTGCAGCATCAGCCATAGCGTCAGCTAGTTCATCATACATATTCAAAG